GCGTCGGGATGGTCGAGGATGCGGCGGTGGCGTGAGGCGAGAGCCTGCGAGCCATTGATAGCGTGAAACCCAGGGGGCGATTGCGAGACAGGCAATGATTGAAACCCAGAGTGAGGATGCGAGCCAGGCAATGATTGAAACCCACAGAGAGGATGCGAGCCATTACGAAGATGAAACCCAGAACGAGCGTGCGAACCCCAAAAGGAGGTCCCAAATGAACATCCCAGAAGGCGTGATCGAACATCTGAACTACATGGCGAGAACCTACGACGGATTCAACAAGATGCTCACCGAAATGAAGAACCGTCTTCACGCCCTGAACAAGGACGCCCGGCCAAAGGACCAGGAGGAAATCGACGGCTTGGAAAAGATCAAGTCGGCCCTGTCCCGCCGCATCTCCAAAGAACTCGAATACTGGCCCATCTGGACCGAGTGGCTTGTCAACGTGCCGGGCGTCGGCCCCGCCATCGGCGCCAACCTGATCTTGCTCTACTACTACCGCTTCGCCCCTGCATGTCCGGTGTGCGGCACCGTCGTTGAAAAGACCGAAGGCACGTTCTTTTGTCCCGCCTGTGAAAAGTCTGTGAAGGGTGACGGCGTTGCCTATCAGATCCAGGAGCGCGACTTCCCGAACGTGAGCAAGTGGTGGGCATTCATGGGCCGCAAGATCGAAGACGGTAAGATGACCAAGCGGGCCAAGGGCAAGGCGCAAACGTGGTCGAGCAAGGGCCGCCTTGTTGGTTATCAGGTCGGCGACCAGTTCAACCGCCGGAAAGATTCGGACTATGGCCGGTTCCTGCTGGAACGCAAGGCCCACCGGGAAAAGACGCACCCGGACGCAACCAAGGGGCACCGGCTGAACATGGCCCGGAACGAGGCGGTCAAGCTGTTCCTGTCCCACTTCTGGCACGTCGCCCGGACGCTGGATGGGAAGAGCACGGCCGGCCCCTACGCGGAAGTCGTCATGGGGCATACCGGGATCATCCCGCCGTTCTATTGGGACGATTGGAAAAGGGAAGCTGCGTGAAGCCGGGAACTCGTTGAAACCCATCATTGGATTGCGAGCCAGAGGAAAATTGAAACCCAGATTTGAAGTGCGAGCCAGCGCTCCCATTGAGAAACTTAAAGATGTCCTGTCTGTGGACTCATTTCCAGGTGAGGAACTTGGGTACTATCGTACCACAGCAGGGCTGATCATTTTTATCCTGCAGCGAATTGAAACCCAAACAGCGCGTGCGAGCCGGTTCAGCTCTGAAACCCATGATAAACGTGCGAGCCACCGATGGAATCATGATGCGATTGCTTTATCGCATAGATGCCAAAAACGAGAAGGAGGATTGTTCGTTGACGACAAAGGTTTTGGTCAAGAAGCTGTCAGAAGAAGCCAGGGTGCCGAAGTACATGACACAGTTTTCCGTCGGATCCGATCTGTTTTCGGTGGCCGATGTCCGCATAGCGCCGGGTGAGGTCGCCAGGATCCCGATCGGGATAGCCATTGAGCTGCCGAATTGGCTGAAGATGTTCATAATGCCGAGAAGCGGCTTGAGTTCCAAGGGAATTGTGGCCATCCCGGGGACCATCGACAGTGACTATCGCGGAGAAATCAACGTGCAGCTTATGAACGCCAGGCGCATCGGGTCGTTTTCCGTGCATGTCGGCGACCGGATTGCCCAGGGCGTCATCGGTCCGGTGACAAGGGTTGCTTTTGAAGTGGTGGACGAGTTGGGGGAAACGGAGCGCGGTGAGGGCGGGTTCGGTCATACGGGGGTTGGTGGGTAGGCAGGATGCAAGGCGATCTGTCAATGCAATCAATCAAAAAGAGGAGAAAGAAATGTTTAACATCAGAGCGTTGAAGGTAGGCGAGACGTACAAGAACAAGCGGGGCGACCGCCGCAAGGTGGTGAATGTCGATGGTGACTATCTGGAATACGAGATCATCGAAAAGAGCGGCCGTGGGCCGGGGGTGGTCGGCGATGTTTGCAGGGTCAAGGTGAACACCTTTCTTCGCTGGGGCTGGCCGGTGAGGCACAACTTCAAGTGATCAAAGGAAAAACTGCGTAGCTTACCCAGCGTAACAGACTCCAGTGATACGGTGGCCTCCCATGGGAAATATATCGGAAATGAGCACGGGTTTCAAGCTCCAAAAAAAGGCGCTCGATGTCGCACTGAAGCATTTTAATGCCGGGTGCGACAGGGAGATTGGCGTTCGGAACACGATGATCGACGTTTTTGCGTCGACCCCCTGGATATCGACATGGGAGGCCGGAAAGCTGGCCGAGCGCGCCTGGAAGGCGATTGAAAAGCAAAGGGAGGTTGCCGATGCCAACAAGCGGTGACGCCTACGAAGTACACCGGTCCGGAAAATGGATTGCCGTGGCACCGGAGGAGATAGGGGCCGGCGAACACTACCGACAGACGAACAACGGTCTTCGTGTTTACCGGGGCGGCAAGGGGATTTTTGTCGGTCCGGTCGACACTGCGTCCCATGCGAGCGGAGTTCTTGATCAACAGGATCAACCGGGCGGGGCAAGTCAACCGGGCGTGGCAAGTCAACCGGGCGCGAACGTCGGGGATGTTGAGATCGACGAGTGTTTCGGCGTTTTGTGCCAGTATGCGCGCTCGGGTTTTGTCGAGGGGTATGGGAGAATCAAGTTTCTCAAGTGCGCGCTCAAGAACAAGCCGATCATGGACCTTGAAATCTGCCCAAATCTCAAATGGCGCCGCAACTGGAAGGGAGAGATAACAATAAATGAGCATAAAGCCTAACAGAGTCAGCGATTTCAGGATTACCAAGGGTACAATAAGGGGGATAAGAGTATTTTCTCTTGACTGTGCATCGTCATGTACCAAGGAAGAATGCCCGCTGTTCGGCATTTGCACATACGAGAAAGAAGGGCTTTGCACGCTTGAACAAAAATGGATTCAGGCTGCATTCAACCCGTTTGTCGACCTTCTCAACCGGGTCCCGAGCAAGTTTTTGGCGCAAATCATCGGCATGCAGATCATGCCTCTGTTCCGCCACCTGATCATTTTGCATAAAAAACAGTTGGCGATGACCCTGGACGAGGTTTTTATTGACACCCAGAAGGGCTTGGCAAGGATGAACCCGCTTTTCAGCGAAATCAGGCAAACCAGTTCGGCGATAATGAGCCTTATGGCGAAGGCGAATATCCTCGAACTGGCGGACCAGGCCGGCCTGATGGACGTCTTGACCAAAACACCGCCGAGGCCCGACGAGTCGACCACGGATCCTGGGGACGACGAGGCCTTTAACCTGACCTACGGCGATCCGGGACACCTTGATGCCATAATCGGAGAATTTTAGCGTTGTCGATCAAGTTGATCAAGCCTGAGCCGGGGTTTGGCCAGGCGCAGGTTGCTCTGGCGATGCTGGCCGGCATTCCTGTTGCCGAAGCGGCCGAGGCCATCGGAGAAAACCTGACCGCATCGGTCGGGCAGATCATCGATGCGCTTTCAAAGCTCAAGATAAAGCACACGCCGCGCAAGATGATAAACCGCGGGAAATCCATGCCGCCCAGCGATGCCCTTATCTGGATTGGAAGCGACAAAGAGGGGCGCGTGGACCGCATGGGGGTTTATGCCGGCGGCCTTATCTACGATCCCCTCCTTCAGTCACCTGTTCAGCAGCCGAGCCGGTCCAGGATATTGGCATACCTTCGCGTCGAGATCCCGGAAAGCGGTGATGAGGGCCCGGCCAGCCAGGGGGAAACCGCGAAAGAGCGCTTTGAAAGGTACGAGCGTTATCGCAACGGCGCCGAGGGGTTCATCCTGTGGGCGGAAGAGCACATCCGGATCCGCGTGATCATGCCGGGGACCATGGTGCCGGTGTGGACGCTTCTCGGCGAGCTGCCGGATACGCCGGACCCGATCACCGGAAGGTCGTACAAGCAGTTTTGGGAGAAGCAAAAGAAGGTTGTGCGCCGGGCCCTGGCGCTCAAGGGCGGAAAGTTCAAGCACCGCCTGATTGTTTTGTGCTGGCCCCGTGGTGAGGGGAAAACGTATCTTGTATGCTTCATCCAGATGTGGAAGTTTTTCTGTTGGCCGAACCAGGAGATTATGCTTTGCGCCAACAGCAAGGACCAGACAAAATTCGTCCAGTACGGCATCATCCGCAAGACCATCGAAAACTCGCCGAAGCTGCTGCGCCTTGTCGGCACGAAAAACATCCAGGAAAAAGAGATCAGGATTACGGACAGGAGCGGCAACGTTGTTTCTTTCATCCGGTCCATGTCGAACTTCACTGGCATCGTTTCCAACATTACCGGGTACGCCTTTTCAGAGCTTTTCCAACTCAAGGACCATGAGTTTTTTCAACAGATTGACGGCTCGATTCGAAACATCCCGAACGCTTTTGGCGTGATCGACTCGACGGTGTCACCGAAGGACCACATTCTTTACAGGCTCTACCAGTCGTTCCAGAAAAACGAGGATGAAACTTTGTTTTTCGACTACCGGTACAGCAAGACCGGGGACTACCGGGACTATTGGCACCCAGAACAGTCTCAGGAGCAGCTGGATTCATACCGCGTCAAATTTATCCTCGGAGGGTTCGAGCGATATTTCATGAATCTGTGGTCTGCCGGCGCGGAAGTTGTCTTTACCCGCGAGCAGGTGGACGCGGTTGGGTACATGGGGTGTGACGGGAGCGCCGAAAGTCATGGTCCACTCATCGAAATGCTCGAGAGGCGCAACCACCTGGTCGATCAGGTGGAGTTTTTGTCTTCGGAAGGCGCCGACATGAAGAGTAGGAGCATGTTGATCGGCGAAGTTGACCGCCGGCTGTGGCCTGTCGACGCAGTTTATACCCTCGACCACCATTCCAGCGGAATTGTCATGGCTACGGCGGGCGCCCTGGAGGCTCTTGGCGAGCTTTTTGACACAAATTGGGCGATTTTGGCCAGCGTGGACCGTGCCGACCCGATGAAATCCGGCAGAACCGGTGCGAGAACCCTGCTTACAACCGTTGCCAAGGGGTTGGCCGGGTCTGCCAGCAGAGGTGGCAACGTTTCGGCGACGAGCGACGCCAAAAGTAATGCCATGGGGCTCAATTACATCTACTTTTTGTTGTGCCTGGGCGTGATTGCGGACCATTCCCTGGACAGCATCAAGGGGGTTTTGTCGGAAGCGGCTTCGGAGTTTGGCGGAATTGACGCCATCGGTGTTGAACGGTGGGGTATGTGGGACCTGAAGCCCTGGGCCGACGACGAAGGGATCGATCTTGAAGCCTGGATGCCGAGCTATAGTGTGCATCAGCGGGCAATGTTCGGAGAGCTTTACATACTGGTGGATTCAGGCAGGTTCAAGTCTCCTCGGGTCAATGTTCCCGGGTCGAAGCTGGACGATATCCTGAGAGAAGAAATGCGGCGTTTTGACCATGACCCGGATGCCAAGAAATTCGGTTCGCCAGAAAAGAAAAACAAGCATGGCGTCCAGGACGATGCGGTCTACTCGCTTGCCAGCGCCATCTACGGCGGGCGCCTCAAGACCGTTTTCGACTTCAATCCGCGTGGCCGGCAGATGTTTTGGGGGGCGATGCAGCACCCGTCCGGACTTCTTGGCAACTATGGCGCATCGTGAGGACAAAGGAGAAGTCTCTAATGAAAGCGACGTTCGACACGCCGGAACACTACCTCGACAAGATCGACAAGATGTTTTGCGCCGCGAAAATAGCCGGAAAATCAAGGTTTGATCAGGAATGGGGTGCGTGGTCGGCCAGCATGAACAGGGAGATTCGCCGTGCCATCTCGTCGCTTGAACCGAAATACCCGGAAACAGCGGCACGCTACAAGATGGTTTTCATTTACTGGATCGTGACGTCGCGCCGGCTGGAAACCTGGCACGAATGGAAGGGTATTCTCGGGAGGAAGCAGTTGAACCGGGACCGCGAGATGCTTGAGAAAATTCGAAAGCAGATCGACAACCCGGGCAAGGCCTATGAGGATCTTGACATTTCGTCACCGGAAGGCATTGCCGACGCGCTTTTCGGTAAAATGGTTGGCAGGAAAAAGGATAGTTGATTGTTGCCTGAGCTTATTTGAAACTTATAATAGCTTGACAAATAAACATTTTTTGTAATAAAGAGGGCCACAAGCAACTTCCCCTGAAAAAAATAGCGAAAGGATGGCCACCGAACGATGAGCGACATAGAGCTTGAGGCCACTGGCCAACAGGCGGCCATGGATGGGCAGTCACCCCGGCCGGACGTTGAAAGCGCCCTTGCCGGACTCGCCAGTTTGGACGAAGACTTGCTCAATAATATCAAACTCATCGTGCCATGGCAACCTGCCTCCCGCACCGTCGATCCGTCTGCCGACGTGGACGCAGACGGGTTCCCGCTATCATACGCCACCAGCAAGGATATCGATTCATGGACCCGCGAGCGGTCGCAAAGAGAATGCTGGCGGATGTTTCATCGAAATCCGCAGGTCAACACCAGCGTTCGCGGGGTTGTCGGCCGAATTGCCGGGATGGGGTTTGAAACCTCGTCCATCATTCCAGAAATTCAGGCGGCCATCGAAGAAACGGAACTTGACTGGCGCAACCGTCTTTACAACTTTTTGCCGAAATACCTCAACAGGGCCTTCATCGAGGGCGAACTTTTCCTGATCCTGACGCTTCATCTCGACGGGTTTGTCGAGGTCGACTTCGTAGATCCGATGCGACTTGGCCATCACGGCGACGAAGGCTCTGGGATAATTTTCCACCCGAAGAAAGACACCTTGCCTGTTTTCTACAATATCACTGACCATGGCGGTGTCCAGATCATCGAACAAATTCCAAGCATCTTTGTTGCAAGGGACCCAGAAATAGTCAAGGAGGTTACCGACCACAACGATTACGACGAACAGCTCCAGCCGAAACTGGTGCTTCCGCGATACCGACGGATCGGATATTTTCGCCGGTTTGTTGTGGCATGGGACAAGGGTGTGATCACTCGTCGGGCGGTGAGCTACCTTCGCACCACTATAGAGTGGCTGAACCACTACGAACAGCTCAAGAAATACGAAATCGACCACAAAAAGTCATCCGGCGCCTACGCATGGACGTTTACTTTCGAAGATCTGAGGACGTTCAAATATTGGGCGTCGTTGTCAGATGAAGAACGGCGCAATACCGGGCTCATGCAGACCATCGTCCCAGGGGCGCGCCTGTTTGTCCCGCCCGGGATAAAGGTTCAGGTTGTTAACCCACAGCTTCCGAAGATCAGCGAGACGGACACCGACATTCTCGAAATGGCTGCATCCGGCATGAACGAGCCGCGGGACACCATGACCGGCACGGCCAAGGGGACCTATGGCGGGATAAAGGCAAGCCGCGGGCCGATGAGCGATCGGACTTCGGACGAAATTGCCTACTTCGACCGTTGGTGGCGCTATGATTTTTGGGGGTCCGTTTTCTACCTCAAGTCTTTTGCCGGCAAGGTCAAGGAGTTTTACGAGATCAAGGAGGCAGTGGCGTTCGAGAACCGCGAGCCAGTTATCGGGAAAGTTCGCAAGCGCCCGGAACAATTGATCGATGTCAGCTACCCGATTTCGGAGAACATTGATTACGAATCGAGGGCCAAGGGCCTGATGGGAACCAAGCACGGACCCTTGACCGAAACCCTCGGAGTCTCCAAGAAATCTGTGGCGGAACGCCTCGGATTTGGCGGATATGGGCGCCACCGCTTGAGGAAAGCGACTGAAGACGAGCTGTTCCCGGAACTGATTTACACCCAGGACGATGAACAGATCCAAGAAAAAGTTGAAGGCGAAAAAGGAAAACAGACAGTCGAAAAAGACGATTAATGCCAAGCGTTACAGATTGATCTGTTATTGATTCAACGGTTTTTTTGACAATCAGATTCGCACTGGGAGTCGCGACCCGCTGCGATTGTTGGAAGAAGGTCAGTACGGAGGCCGTACCCTCTGTGCTGGCCTTCTTCGTTTTTGGTGAAATGAAAAGGGGTCCAGATGCCGCCTCAAACACTTGAAGGGTTGTTCGACAGGTTTTGCAAGCCTGTGTGGGCGATTACCGAGGATGCCCTAAACTCCATGGTGCTCAGCCTCCAGTCCGGCAACCAGGGAGCGGTCGAGCTTGTCTCGGCGTTTACCAGCGTCAAGGAGCGCCAAAGGTACAACGTCCAAAACGGCGTTGCGATCGTGTCCGTTCGCGGGGCGCTGATCAAGGAGGAGGATTTTTGGTCCATCCTTTTCGGCGAATCGACCTACGAGGGCCTCCGGAAAACGATCGGCGACGCACTGGCGGATCCGTCCGTGAAGGTGATCGTGCTGGATGTCGACAGCCCCGGCGGCACCGTCGACGGCGCCTTGGAGTTGTCCGACTTTATCCATTGGGCCGCGCAAAAGAAGCCGATCTACGCATACGCCAATGGCCAGATGACCAGTGCGGCACTGATGATATCCAGCTCCGCAAAGGAAATTGCAGCGCCCCGGACCGCCTACGTCGGTTCAATCGGCGTGATTTCGATGCACATCGATTACAGCAAGGCCGATGAAAAATTTGGTGTCAAGGTGACCTACCTGACTGCCGGCAAATACAAGGCGATGGGCAACTATGCCGAACCGCTTTCCGAAGAGGCCCGGTCCTACATCCAGGAACGTCTTGATCAAACCTATTCCATCTTCGTCGACACCATGGCGCGCGGCCGCGAGCTGACTTCCGACGAAGTTCTGAAAATGGCCGATGGCAAGATTTTTTTGGCCGAGCCGGCTTTGGCATTGGGCATGATCGACCGCATTGAAACAGACCTGTCCACTTTTATTTCTTACATCATCGAAAAGGAGGAAGTTGCCATGGATTTGGAACAACTGAAGAAGGACCACCCGGACGTCTATGCCGCCGCCAAAGCCGAAGGCGTGAGCGAAGGAAAGGCCGAGGCCGAGGCAAAGTTCAATTCCCAGAAGGCGGATCTCGAAAAAGAAATGACCAAGGCCCAGCAGGACAACGCCGGTCTGGCCGAGAAAATCAAGGAACTGGAGCGCAAGGACGCCATCCGCGAGGAACGCGAACGCCAGGCGGCCATCAAGGCGACGGCAGAGGGCGTCTTTGCCGAGGTCCTGTCCAAAAGCACCGTTCCTGTTCATCTGCACGCCAAGATCAAGGCATACATCGATCCGACCAAGTTCTGCAACGCGGAAAACGGAGAGTTTGACGCGGCAGCGTTCAAGACCGCTGTCGAGAAAGAGGTTGCTGAGTGGTCGGTGGGCGATAGCTCGGCCAGTTCGGTGGCCGGGGGCGGCTACCACGGGCGTCAGCCCGACGGTGATGACGAGCCGGCCGCCGAGGCCGAGGCCAAGGAAGACGCAATGGTCGACAAGATGCTCAAGCACGTTGGCCAGGGGGTCCAGGGCGAATAAGCGTAACGCGCCGGCAACGCCGGTCCATCTGTTCTGAAACCGTTTTGAAAAAGGAGATCACAACATGAACACTCTTTATGGAGACACCCCTCACATTCTTCGTGGTGGGCAGATTGACCGGCGCTCGATCTTTGGCCCCTGCAACCTGGATGCCATTTTGCAGGTTCCGGTCATCATTCCGCCCGGGTACGGCTACATTCCGGCGGGGGCGGTCATGGGCAAGATCAGCGAATCGACCAGCCGCCTGTACCAGTATGTTCCCTACACGCCCCAGAACGCGGCCGGTGGGCTGGCGGCGGCCCTGTCGACCATGTTCGGCGCGGCCTACCTGCTTGCTGACCCGGGATCCACTGCTACCACCCTCGATGTCACCATGGAAGATTCCTACAAATTCATGGTGGGCGACCACATCGCGGCCCTGGACGACGACACGGCCGCCATCGACTGCGGGGCCATCACCCAAATCGACCGGACCACCTACAAGGACAAGGCGGTTATCACCATCACCCAGACCGATCTTTCCGCGGTCGATTCCGCCAATGGCGGCTGCATCGTGATCCAAACCGACACCTCCAGCCCGTACCAAACCGCTGTTGGCGTGTTGGTCGGCGGGGTCAACACCGGTGTCGGCGCCAATGCCCAGGGCGGCCAGGGAGTCGTTGTCATCAGTAACGCCATTCTCAACGTCGGCGCACTTTACAACCTTGATTCCGGGGCGATCACCGATCTTGGCGCGGTTCAGTCCGGCAACTGGTTGATCCTCAAGTAACGAGGAAATGAATCGGCGGACAACCGCCGGACGAATCAGACATTCGAAAGGAGAAAAACGCCATGAATAACATTCCCGAGCTGAAGCAGACCGCGCTTCAAAAATTGATCACCCGGTTCACTACCGCGCCGAATCTTGTCCTGACCAAGATGTTCGGTTCCGACCGGTACGAATCCGAAGACATCTACTGGGAAGCCCAGATCGGCAACCGCGGCATCATGCCGTTTGCCGCCGAGGATGCTCCGGCCCCCATGATCGGGATCGAAGGGGTGTCCGGCCACCAGGCCCACGCGGCTTTCTGGAAGGAGAAGGCCTATCTGGGGGCCAGTTTCATGAACAATATCCGTGAGCCGGGCGACAGCCGCAAGCACTATGCGGCCACCAAGATGCTGGCCCGCGAAACCAACAAGCTGCGCAACCGGTGCGATCGGCGCAAGGAGTGGATGTTCTGCCAGATGCTGACCAACGGCAGTTTCACCTACCTGGATAAGCGGGGCAACAAGGTTTCCGTCGACTACGGGATTCCCTCCACCCACTTTCCCGAGCTGGAAGCGGCCCGCAAGTGGGATCAGGACACCTCCAAGGTGCTGGAAGACTGGTTCGATATCGTGGAATTCTTCGAGTATCACGCCCAGGCGCCGATCACCCATGTCATGGTGACCAGCGAAGTTGTTCGGGCCATGGTGCTCAACAAGGGCGTCCAGAGCCTTCTGACCAAGTCCGCCTTTGGCGACGGCGACCTGATGACCCGCCCAGCCGAAGTCCTCCGCGCTCTGCTTGGCGTCCAAAATTTCATGGTCAACAACGAGATGTACGAAGTCCGCTGCTGGATGACCAGCGCGCTTTCCGCCGGTACCGGGCCCCACACGATCTACGTCGACGAGGTAAAGGATATTGCTGTCGGGGACACGATCTACGGGGTGCGCGTCAGCGATGATGGTGGCAAGCCTACCTTGACCGAGGCCATGACGGTGACCGCGACCAGCGCCACCGCCGGGACCATCACCGCAACCGGGACCATCACCACGGCGTTGCGCAGCCAGTCGGACTACATCTACACCGTTCGCAAGTTCTTGCCGACCAATCGGTTCACCGTGTTCGCGGAAACCGTCGAGGGGCAGAAGCTGGCCGAGTTTGCCGAAGCACCTTTCGACTTGGACCGGCACTACGGGATGAAGGTCGACCGCAACTTCAAGTGGGATCCGGACGGCGTGTTCATCCGGGTGCAAAACAAGGGGCTTCCCGTTCTGTTCTTCGAGGATGCCGTTTATAGCGTAGAGGTCTTGTAACCGGGGCTCCCTGCGAGGGGCAAACGAAAACCCAATGGCCGGTCTTAGCCAGGCCGGCCATTTTTTAAGATCGAACACGGAGGCTTAAATGACGACTCTCATGAAAGACTTCCCCGGCCCCTTCCCCGCCCCGATTTGTGAACAGGCGAAAAATGATCTGGTTGATCACGACACCAGAATCGGTACGGCGGAAACGGGGATCACCGATGCGGAATCCGCCCTCAGTGTCGTGGTTGGCTCCGCCTGCCAGTTTGCCGAGGCGGATCTGGCCATCGGTACCACCAAGACCAACGTGGCCCACGGCGCGGTGCCGCTCTTGATTGCTGGCAAGTTCTACACGCTTCCGGCGAACGCTGTCGGGGTGGCATTGCCGACCGGAACAATCTTCAAAAACAAGTATGGCGCCTTTGCCGTCGAGGTTGGTGCCGATTTGACGGTGGATGTTCGGGCTGCGGCGGATAATGCGACCGGATACGCCAGTGCCGCCCTGGCCCTGGCCGCCGTCAAGGCCATGGCCGCCGCTTCGGGTCACAAACGACTTGGCTACATTGTGATCCACACTGCTGATGCCGCCGATTTCACCAACGGCACGACCGCCCTGGACAACGGAAACCTTCAGACGGCCACCGCGTTTTACGATGAGGCTCCCGTCGCTTCCATGACTACACAGAAGGACGCCTTTTACAACGGGCTGATGACCCAGGCCAACCTTGCTGTCGGGGACAGTGCCGCCGAAGACATTGACCATGGTGCCTTCGACTTCGTGATCAACGGCCAAAAGTATTCCAAGGCGGCCACCGGTGCCACCGAGGTCGCCCCGGACGCTCTGACTGCCACCGCTGGCGCCAACAAGTACAACGGCTGGATGTTCAGCATCGGCACGGATGGAACCGTTGACCTGGCCGAGGACACCAATGCGGAAGACGCCGGGTATGCGTCGGCTGCCCTGGCCATGGCTGCGGCCAAAGCACTCGTTCCTGCGGCCGATCACATCGTCATCGGCTGGGCGGCAGTCGGCAACGCCACCGGTGTTGTCACGCCCGGTACTACGGCGCTGACCAGCAACATCGTTTTCGAAGACGCGCCGACGATGTTCGAAATCGCATCCGGCAACGCCACAATGCCGTAATCGGCTGAATTGCAATGGAGGTCTTTTCAATGAAAGACGACATCAAGAAGGTGCGGGTCCGCCGGCATTTGCTTTGCGCCGACGGGCCCAAGGGCGGCTACCCTGTCGGGTCGGAATTCGAATACCCGTTTCCTGCAGGAATTGCCCGCCAGTTGCGGCTGGATCGCCAGCGCATTCTGGCCGGTGCCGGCGCTTTGGCGGTGCTCGAGTTCGCCGGGGAGGCCCAAGAGGCGTTGGTTCCGAAAACCTTAGCTCCGAAGGTGGTTGCCCGGGCCGCCGCCGAGAACATCCTGCTTCGTCGGTTCGATCATCCGTATCAGGCCCAGGTCGTATTTCGGCCGCCGCACAAAGAACCGACCATCGAGGCGTCCTGGCTGTCCGAGTATCCCGCGGCGGAAGCGTCCCGGATCCGCGAATTGTTGCACAAGCGGTTTTCGGAGCCGAGGCGGGACACCGTCAAGCCTTCGGCTGCGTCGCCCGCTGCATCTCAGGCCGAAAAGGCCAAGCCCTCCGTAAACGTGGAGCGCCCGGCATGCCTCGACGGCGACAAGGTTTCAGCCGTCAATTTGGCAAAGGTCAAGCGCCAGCTCCGCGATTACGCGACCAAGGTGTTCGGCACCAAGATCGATGCGCGCCAGTCGATCGACAAAATGATCCATCAAATCCTTGCCATGGAGGCCGGACTTTAAATGGATGCTTCCTCCCTGAAAACGCTTCTCTCCCAGGAATTGAAAAGCCTAGCCGACTACCTGGAAGACGAGGATTACACCAACGCTTTCGCGGAGGCCGCCCAGGAAACTGGGTGGGCACTGGCGTCCGTGTCGACCGACTTTCAATCGCTTTGGTTCAAGCGGAGAGCCCGCCGCCATTTGGTCTATATGCTCTACGTCGAATCGGCGCGCAAGTTCAAGGTTGACCAGATCAACCTCGGCGAACGGTTCAAACATTACGGCGAGATCATCAAGGTCGAGGACGCCGCGTTCGAAAAAATTAAGGAAGAGCGTCCCGAGCAGTTCGCCGCCGCCGAAGGGATAAATCTGGCTTCCTTCTTCGGGCAACAGATCGGCACCCGCCATGCCTATGACGAGCTGGGACGCGACGTGACCGACTACTCCGACGTTTACGATGCGTTGCAGCAGTAGGAGCTTGCGGCGATGAGCATAGGCCCGGATATCAAGGAAGTCTTGCAGGAGGTCGGCACCAAGGTGACGATCCTTCCAGCCGTGGTTGGCGACACCGGCGAATATGTACGGGTGATTCTGAACAAGCAGGTGACCAAGCCGTTCATCCGCGAGTTTTTCGTCGAGGCGGTTCTTGCCCACGACACGTCGATAGAGGCCGGCGACAGGTTGTCCATGGCGGACGGCATGATTTATCTGGTCATGAACAAGACCCCGGTAACCCTTGAAGACGAGATCTACCAGTACAGCAGCGTTTTATACAAGACCAACACCATCGGCCGGATTTTGCGCCCGTCGGTTTCCACCCGCGATGCCCGCTATCGCCAGGGGCCCGGATGGACGATCTTCAAGGCCAGCTGCTACGCACTGATGACCGAATACCTCTACGGCAACGAGCTTGAGGTCGACGAGGAGATCGCCAACCTAGGCCTGAAGCGAGAGGAACTTTACATTTCGGCCTCCGATCTGATCAGCCAGGACGACCGGTTCGATGTTTCTGAAATAGGTACGGTTTCCAAGAACAGCAAGGACGGAACGATCACCGCTGGGGCCGCTATAGCCCTCGGGTTTTCACCTATCTCGGAGACCTGGACCATCACCTTCGACAGCCCGACTTCCTTCAGCGTTTCAGGAAGCGATGTCGGCGCCGTGGATGTCGCTGGCGTTGTCGGGACTGCCCTGGCTGTCGAGGACTTCTTCACCATCCCATCAAATTTCTTTGCCGGCACTTGGGCGGAAGGCGACACCTGCAGTTTTGTCACGACGGCCGAGTATTACTGGGTCCAGGATGTCAAGAAGCGCCGCTACAACAACGTGTGGGTTGCCATGCTCGCGGAGGATACCCGTTGATTGTCTCGATGTCCCCCAGGAAATCCCACTACGATCAATACCGCCAGGCCTTGCTGCGCCTTGAAACAATGGCCAAGGCCCAAAAGAACAAACTGCCGAGAACTTGTGCCGAGGAATACCGCGACGAGCTGGTCAAGGCGATTGTCACCCAAAAGTACGCCAGCCAATGGGCGTCCAAGCCGTACAGCGAGTGGTACGCCTACTGGAAAAAAATGCGGACAGGATCCACCGGGAAGTTTTGGGTCCTCTTCGGCGATTTGGTCCAATCCATCACCACCCACAACCGGGCCAGGGGCGCGCGGGCCGGATGGTTCGCCGGGGTTCCCGCGTGGGCCAAGGACAGTGGCGGGAAATCCTGGTTCAGCACTCGCGAGAACCGCCGCGGGAAAAGGAAGCCGATTGCCATGTATGCCAAGGTCAACGAACGCTTGAGGCCGCTTTTCGGGCCTTCGAGCAATGAATATCAGCAGGACCGGTGGCCGGCAAGGGCGGCGGAATCGTTCAGGGCCATCACCCGAATGTGGCGGCCATAATCTTCGTGTTGTGCGAACGAAAGATCACATCGCATGGAAAACCAGGCCAAGGACAGCGTTTACCGGGAATCGCTTCGCAAGTTCTTCGTGGATCTTCTCGGAGACGCCGTCTATTTCGACAAGACCTTCATGGACCCGGCCGTGTTCAAGACCGAGCCGGTACGGTGGTTTGTTGTCGATCCGGGCGGTCTTGAAGAAATAGACGGCCGGTTTCAGCCGTCGTTGAGGATCATGTGTTGTTCGAGAAGGGACCCCGAGTGTATCACGTTGAGCGAACAGGTCGATTTTATCCGAGATGCGCTTCGCGACGATGACATGCCGGACGGATGCAAGCGGATTCCGATGGTGGCATGGAACAGCGCAACGTCTTCCCACGATTCGATCGGCGCCATGCAGGTTGAAAAGCACCCCAGGGACTCCGGCGACATGCCGGCTGCGGATCAAACCAATTATCGAATTCTGACCTATCGCCTGGTCTGGGTAGCCAACGGATGAAAGAGCGATTCGACACTGACGATTCTGACCATTGTGAATGGTTCTATTGCGAGAAATGCAGAAAGAAGATTGCCAAAAGGCTTCCTGGAGGGCGAATCGAGTTCGTCTTTGGAATGCGCCGTGACGGTGATCGCAAAGTGTTTATTCGAATTGACGGTCTTGTCGAAATAAAATGTTTGAGGCGGGGCTGTGGGCATATCAACACGATTGATGGCCGAGGCTAGGCCTGGCGTAACAGTTTGTCGGTGTAGATTATCTCCACCGATTCTTGGTGGTCTTTTGATGGCTTGATTTGCCGAAACTTCAGAAAAGGAGAAAACGAAAATGGCTGGACCGCAGACCAAATATTCGTCCGCATGGGCGCTCGGCCTCATGGATATCCGCGTGGGGGCCTGCGCTGACAACATCGCCAACATCAACGCAGTGCTGCTGACCACCGACAGCTCCCTTGGCGCCATGGCCCAGACCAAGTTTGCCGGGAGCACCGAGTTTTTTCGTCAGATGTCCGGTTTTCCGAAGCGTGAGGACGGCGTCATTCCTCTGAGCGAAGAGGCCGCCCTGGAGATTACCTTCAAAGAGCTTACTCCTTTCAACGTGGCACTGGCTCGAGGGCTGGATCCGACGGCTTCGCGAACCCCGGTGGCCATCGAGGACGTTGCCCTGGTGAGCACTTCAGGTACCCGCGATGCGGCCAAGAGCATTGCCGTGATCGACGGGACCCCTGCTAACTGGGCGGCCATTAACGAAGAGTGGACCGTTTATTTTACCGGCGCCACGGCCGGCGTGATCATCGGCAAACAGACCGGAAAAGTTCACACTTTTTCCGCCCTGTCTTCCGCCATGGAACCGGTGGACGGCGATTTGAAGAAATACTTCAGTATCCCGGCCAGCTTTTTCACCGGCACCTGGGCGGAAGGTGACACCTACGTCTTTTACACCATGGCCGGCGGTGCGACCGCTTACGCCAGCGCCCATTCCGGCAACATCGGTTTCGGTGCCATGGCGGCCCCGGTCGATCTCCGCGTGGAGGCGGTTTACACCTTCCCCAACGGGACCAACACCCTGACCTTTATCCTGCCCAGGGCCCAGGCGGAAGCAAGCACCGAGATCGATTTTGCCGAGGAAGAGGAAGCCAAGCCTCCGATCCGACTGGCGGCCAAGGACGCTTCCAGCGCCAACGCGGCCGGCAACGCGGTGTGGGACGACATGCCCTTGGGCCGCATGATCTGGGCGTAATCGAGGCGGGCAAGCTCAAACAGTGATTTGCAACAACTGACGGAGGAATTCAATGTCGAGTGAAAACATGGAGAAGGCCGGCAAGACGGACAAGGCTGACAAGAACGAGCTGTTTGTCAAGCCGAGGAAGCAACCCTATGGCATCCGGTCGCCGAAGACGCTGGAAATTTGGCCTCTTTCCATCGGCGACCAGGATGCCTTGGCGCAGCGGATTGACGGGTCCATCAAGGAATTCTTCAACCGCGAGGCCAAGGAGGGGATGGCCGCCGATGCAGATTTTGCCGTTTTCGTGATGAAGGTCTTGCGCGAAAACATCGGCATCATCTTGCAGATTACCACCGGTAAGACCGAAGACGAAGTTGGTATGATCCTGGCCGACATGACCAACAAGCAGGCGTGGGCCGTGATCAACGCAGTCTGGGAAGAAAACTACGCGGATCTCGTAAAAAACTTGAGCGGCCTCTTCGCGATGGTGGCGCCGGCAGTCGTGGGCGCCGCGACCGACTGACATCCGAAGAGGCCTTTGCGCTTTTTCTTGAGAAATATCCTCAGTACCGAATCGAGGACTTGACTCGCAAATCCTTCTTCCACGGAGGGATCACTTCAAAGCAATTCATTGCGCTTATCAATGCCGCAGTCAAACGCGAAAACCGGCAAGTTGTTTTTTACGCAAAAATCCATGGCGCCAAAATCAAGGGGGAAAAACTGTGGGGCGACGGCAATGACAGGGTTGTCGATACCCGTGAGACCTACAACGGCGACCCCGAGTCGGTAAAGCACTTGAGCCAGGAAGAACGCGAACGAATGACCAGCGAGTTGATGGACAAATTTAAATCCACCATGCCGATGCTTGGAAAGAATAATGGCTGAAGGTGTTGCCGAAACTAGAGAGCTTGGGACTCTTTTTACCGCAGACGTTAGCGACTTCCTGGCGAAGACGAAGCAGGTGCGTAGCGAGGTTGCAAAGTTTTATGCGGACCAGGCCAAGCTGACAAGCGGTACACAGTCCCTGGCCAAGCAGCAACGCGACCTTTCCGGCGCCATCGACAGTGTTTCAGGCTCGTCCCGCAAGGCGGTCAGTGCTGTCGGCAACTTGCTGGTGGCTCAACGCGAGCACGGCAAGCAGCTTCAGCGGATCAAGGGCGGGTGGGAGCAAGTCAAGGGCGCCATGCGGGTAACCGCTTCGTATGGCGTTGCTTCCGCCGCCATCTTTGGCGTGGTCAACGCCCTGCGAACCGGTGTCAAGGAGATTGCCGAGTTCGACCAGGCCCTGAAGAACCTGCAGGCGGTTACCGGGGCTACTGACGCCCAAGTGGCAGAAGCCTCCACCATTGCCCGCAAGATTGCTACCGAAACAAAGTTCAGCGCCACCGAGGTATCTCAGGGGTTGGTCCTCTTGGGGCAGGCGGGCTTGACGGCCTCCGAATCGATCAGCGCCATCGGCGCGGTTTCAACCCTTGCCACCGGCACCCTGGAGACCTTCGACAAGACCGCCGACATGCTGACGTCCACTCTGGTTTCCTTCAATATGAAGGCCACCGAGTCTGGCCGGGTAGCCGATGTCATGGCCAACGCCATCAATAGGTCCAAGTTGACGGTGGAAAAACTGCGAGTGGTGTTCGGCTACGTCGGCGCGTCCGCCCACCAGGCCGGCCTGACATTGGAGCAATTGGCCGCGGCGACAATGGTCCTTGCCAACAACGGCCTGCGTGCCAGCACAACGGCAACCGGGTTGCGGCAGGTGCTGGCGCGCCTGCTCTCCCCGGGGACGAAGCTGAGCGAGGCGTTTCAAGAGATCAACTTGTCCGCCGACAAGGTAAACCCGTCCATCGTTGGATTCGAGGACGCCATTCGCAACCTTGCGCCGGTACTCACTGACAATCGCACTGGCATGATTGACATGGCCAGAGCCTATGAGTTTTTCGGCCTGCGGGGCGCACAGGCCGCTGCTATCCTGGTCGATTCGTTTCGTGGGGGAAACTTCAGAGAGGCCCTTGAAACCCTGTATGAGGTCGGTGCGGCTGAGGCTATGGCCGCCAAGCAAAAGGAGGGGCTTGCCATCCAGGCCAAAAACCTGGCCGATAGAATGCGTAACCTTGCAATCTCACTTGGCGATGCCGGTATCCTTGGGGCGCTAAAAAGACTTGTCGGCGGGCTTTCGGCGGCTATTGACGCGATAGACATCTTCGTCCGGTCGGTCGGCGGCCAGGCTGTTACACAAATGATCTTATGGACCAGTGTTATCGGAGGCACGACCTTCGCCATTGGAAAGCTCGTTGCCGCGTTCAAAACGATGTACGCGGTAAACATTATTCCATGGATCAATGGGCTTACGACAGCATACAAAGCTCTTGCATGGCAAACGACCGCAACAACGGCGACAGCCACAGTATTTATGAATGTCCTGTCTGCACACCCCTTCGTTGTGATGACTATCGCCGTTTCGACCCTCATTGTCTCCATGAAGATGTTCGGCGAGGCTACCGACCGGAACATCAAGAGGCAGGAGGGGCTCGTTGAGAGTTATTCGAAAGCGTCCGGGACGATGTCGGAATATATCAATCGTCTCGAAGAACTCACAAGCAGGATGGGTCAAGGCGAAGATGTCGGGAAGGAGTATGAATCTCTCTTAGAGCGCCTTAAGGCGGATCACCCGGAGCTGGCCAGACAGGTCGATCTCAACAAGGATTCCTACTATGAATTGTTGAACATTTTTAGGGAGTTTTTGGATCTTAACATATCAAGGGAGATCGATGCACAGACAAGGGCGCTCGGGTTCCAGTACCAAAAAATAATCCAGATGAAAAACAACCTGGAAAACGAGGATCTTTTCGGGTTTGCGGCCATGGTACCGACAGACCAGTCCGAAATCGACAAGGAGTTAAATAAGTTCGATAAATACGTGACCGCGCTCGCCAGGAAGATTTACGACAGCTTTGAGGACAAACAAGACGTCCATGGGATGAAGCTGGCGGCACAAACGATGGTTGAAAGCCTGAAGGTGGACCCGTCATCTGTTCTTTCTCCGGACGAGTGGGACAACGTTTTCAACAAGGTAGTTTCGAACTTCGAGGTTTTCGCCAAGAAGGCTAAGGACAATGCCGGCTTAGTTGCTGCGGATATCAAAAAAATAGCCGCAGGGATGGATGCTGACTTCAAGAAGGTTTTTGAAGGCCTCGGGTTTGGCGACAAGGCTGAGTTTGCGTTCTCCACCAAGAAGCTGGACAGCCAAATTTCCGCTCTTAAAAAGCGGTGGTCCGACATGGGCGCCCCCCCTGAAGAAATAGACGCGGAAATCGCTGAGATGAAAAAGCGGTTTCTCGAACAGTTCCAAAACTCGGTTGATTCCAAGGCCGACCTGCTCCAACTGGAAAAACAGTTCCAGTCCAAAATGGCGTCCCTGGAAACCAACGATTTTGCCAGGATCCAGCAGAAGGAGCAGGCAGAGCTCGAGGATGCTAAGGTTTGGTACGAGAAACGCAAAGCCGCGGCCATCGAGCACGGCGAAGAAACGTCTTCCATCGATGCCCAATACGAAAAGCTTGTCACGCAGGTCCATGCCAATGCGGCCAGGGAGCGGCTGAATCTCGACCAGGACATGGGCCGCCGGCGGATCGACATTCAGGCACAGCAAGCCGAGATCCTGCTTGAAAAGGAACGCCAGGCCGCGGCCCAGGCCGGCGGCGATGAAGAAACAATGGAGCGGATTCGGGCAAGGCAGTTGCAGGCCGCCGTGCAGCACTCAAAGGCCGTTATTGCTGTCGAAGAACAAAGCTTGGCCCGCGCCAAGTCGCTGTATGGCGAAGGGAGCCGTGAGGCCCTGGATGCCTTGTCGCAGCTTCTTTCCGCCAGAAAGAATTACGAGCGGGACGTCACCGCCCTGGAGACCCACAACGCCAAGGAGAGAATCAAGCAGGCCAGAGACGAAGGCATGGCCAAGCTCAATGCGGCCAAGAAGTTTTCGGACGAGTGGATTTCGGTCCTCGAAGAGCTTCACGACAAGGGGATCATCAACGAGGAGAAATACGCCGCCGAGCGCCGCCGCTTGCAGGACCACCTGGACCGGGAGGAAATCGACCGCCTCAAGGCGCGCCTGAAGACTGTCGCCAAGTATTCAGAGGAATGGCTGGCAATCCTCGAGAATATCTATGCCAAGGAAGGCCTGACCGCCGAGCAATACACCCAGAAGGTCAACCAGGCCTACAAGGAGATGTTTGACAATATCGAGAAGCAGTGGCGACGCGGCATCGTTTCCTCCGAAGAGTACACTGCTGCCGTGGAAGAGGCCCTCCGGCGCGAGGTAGTGTCCGAGGAGGAGGCCAACGAGAAAAGAATCGCCGCCAACGGCACCATGTGGCAGCAAATTAGCTACGGCTTTCAGAAAGGAAAAGGGGAGAGCCAGGCTTGGGGTGAGTTTCTTATCTCGACATCCGAAAAGATCGGTCCCGTGATGGCGGACAACCTGACCAGTGGGCTGTTCGACTTCATCGACGGCACCAAGACCGCCAGTGAGGCGATGCGCGACTTTGCCAAGGACACGTTGAATTGGTTGGCGAAGCTGATTCTTCGGTGGCAGATGCTGCAAATAATCACCTCGCTGATGGGGTTTTCGAAGTCTACACCCGGAGCCGGAGCTCCTCAGATAAGCTTCTCCCCTGAACTTTCCGATTGGAGAGCGCCCGGCATGCATGGCGGCGGCATCGTCGGCAAGGACCACAGCTTTATCCGTCGCGTGGACCCGGCGATTTTCGCTGTTGCTCCCCGCCTTCACACCGGCCTGCGCCCTGACGAGTTTCCGGCGATTCTCCAGCGCGGTGAGCAGGTGCTTTCAAGGCGCGAGGTGGCGGCCGGACGCGGGGCACCGGTGCTCAATATCACTGTCAACAACACGGCGCCCGGGACGAGAGCGAGGGTTGAGGATTCCGGCAACGGTATTGATTATAGCATTATCGTTGAGCAGATTGAGTCAGATATTGCAAGACGAGCTCAGAGAGGAAGCGGTATTGGGCCATGGCTTGATACCCGCTATCGGAAAAATATATGATAGCTGTTTCTTGGCCACCAAGTCTTCCATTTCCGACGATTGATCTTGAAAGCGAAATGGTTTCAGGACAATCGACCAAGGAGAGTAATGTCCCTGTATACCGTAATCGACGGTTTCCGGAACACGAACTGAGCTTTTCTTTTTACCTCAACAACTCAGAATTTGTTGAATGGCGTAATTTTTTTGACTCAAGTCTTTATGGGGGAGCTGCGTCCTTTGACGCGACATGGCTTTCAATCTTGGGTTTTTCTGCTGGCAGACTAATCAACTATGAGATTAAAAGGATTGATGACGGGGACGATCCAACCGGTTTTTGGCATAAACAATGGTTTGCGACTTTAAATATTGAAGCGTATCAAACAAACGTGCTTTCGTTTTTGTGGGATGGAACGGTTTATATTACGGCGTTAGGTTTGCCAAGCGTTGGTTCTACAAGCACTTCTGTTATTTCAACGCCTCCAGTCTATAATGGGCCTATCTTGATGGATAGCTTTAGCATTGTTGATATTGTTGCATCGGCTGTTGCACAATGGGTGCTCACATACGATGGCAATGGCGCAGACAGTGGTGAACCTCACCCGGTTGAGTACCCGGAATGTGGTTCTACGGTTACGGTGAAAAACGAAGGAACGTTGCTAAAAGCAGGGTATATTTTTGACGGGTGGAATACTGCAGCAGATTGGAGCGGAACTGATTATGCAGAGGGTTCTACATTCGTGATCAATA